CTTTGTTGCAGGCACAGGAATTACTAAGGTATATGATGACGCTGCTAACAGTTATACATTATCAGTTACACAGGGTGATATCAATACTGATAATGTAACTGAGGGAAGCAGCAATCTATTCACAACTGCAGCTAGGACACGCACCCACTTCACATATGGCACAGGTATTAAACTTACCACTGCTGACTTGGCGATTGACTTTACTGAGTTTGACACAGGTAGTATTACAGAGGGTAGCAATCTTTATTACACTAACGCTCGTGCTGATGCAAGAGTTAACTTACAGACAGGTGCAAACTTAGACCTATCAAGTAAGTCTACAACTAACTTATCAGAAGGCACAAACCTTTACTTCACTAACGCTAGAGCAGACGCAAGAATCGCTGCTGCTACTACAAGTGACTTAACAGAAGGAAGCAACTTATATTACACAGATGCTAGAGCAGATGCAAGAATTGCTGCTGCTGATACTGGTGACCTTTCAGAAGGTAGCAATCTTTATCATACAACTGCACGTGCTCGTGCAGCAATCAGTGCAGGCGGTGACTTATCTTATAACGCTTCTACTGGTGTGATGAGTGTCACATTGCCAACAGTATTCTCTGGCAATTACAATGACTTAAGTAACAAACCTTCATTATTCTCTGGTGCATACGCAGACTTAAGTGGCAAACCTTCCTTAGGCACTGCTGCTGCGGCTGCTACAGGTGACTTTGCTACTGCTGCACAAGGTGCTCTTGCTGCATCTGCATTACAGGCAGAAACAATTACATTAGCAACATTGAAATCTGTTACAGCAGCGTCTTCCGACTTTGCTGACTTCCAATCTAGAATCGCTGCTCTATAAGTAAATGGCATCTCCAACCTCAAAATCTGAACTAAAAGAATACTGTCTCCGTAGACTCGGTAAACCAGTATTAGAAATCAACGTGTCTGATGATCAGGTTGATGATAATATAGATTACGCTATACAGAAATTTCAACAGTATCACTATGAAGGTGCTGAACGTGTTTATCTAAAACATAAATTTACACAGGCAGAGATTGATGCTGGTAAAGCAAACTCAACATCATTAGCAACAGATGGTACTACTGAATGGTCAGAACAGAATGCATTTGTTCCTGTACCAGAACATATAACATCTATTGAAGGTATCTTTAAATTTACAGACAAAGGTACTAGAAACATGTTTGATATTAGATATCAAATGCGTTTGAATGACTTGTATGATTTTACATCTACACAGTTCTATCATTACTATATGATACAACAACACTTAGAGACTATTGATTTCATACTAGAAGGTATGCACCCAGTAAGATATCAAGCAGTACAAGATAAAGTTTACTTAGATTTTGACTGGTCACAAGATGCACTAGAAGATCAGTATATTGTTATAAAATGTTGGAGAGCATTACAACCTGACACATGGACTGAGATATACAATCAGTTGTGGTTAAAGGACTATGCTACTGCAAAGATAAAGAAACAGTGGGGTCAGAATCTTACTAAATTTACTAGCGTTCAAATGCCAGGTGGTGTCACTCTCAACGGAGAGATGATTTATAATGATGCAGTTGAGGAATTAAAGATCCTTGATGAGCAACTTCGCACCACATGGGAAACTCCTCCATTAGACATGATAGGATGATATGGCAACTAACAGTTACTTTACCAACGGTACAACAGGAGAGCAAGATTTACAAGAGTCTCTTGTCACAGAGCAGATTAAAATGTTCGGCAAAGATGTCTACTATATCCCGAGAACTCTTGTTAAAGAAGATAGCGTCTTCGGGGAGGATACCCTCTCTAAGTTTGAAGGAGCACACTTAATTGAAGCGTACATTGAAGATGCTGGTGGTTTTAGGGGCGACGGTGATATTTTCTCTAAGTTTGGAGTCAGAATACAAGACCAGATCACCTTTGTTATATCAAGGTCAAGATTTACAGCAGCAGTAGACGATAATGCAACTTTAATTGTAGAGGGTAGACCTAACGAAGGTGACCTAATACATTTGCCTATGGCAAATAAAACTTTTGAGATACAGTTTGTAGAGCACGAACAACCTTTCTACCAGTTTGGTAAGAACTATGTTTGGGGTTTACGCTGTGAGTTGTTCGAGTACAGCGACGAGGATATCGATACTGGTGTGGCAGCAGTAGATGCATTAGAGCAGAACTTTGCTAATGCTATCACAGTTGGTCTAGTTGCTGGTGGATCTGGTGCGTTCACTGCTGGTGAAACTGTAACTGGTGGTACATCTAATGTTACTGCTGAGGTTAAGTCATTTGATAGTTCAACCAATACTTTGATAGTGATTAACAGATCAGGCACCTTCACGGTCCCAGAAACGATCACTGGTGGCACATCTAGTGCATCGTTCACAACTGCATCATATAATACAATAAATAATACTAACTCCGAATTTGATATTAATGCGTCTATTGAGACGACTGCCGATGGTATACTAGACTTTACACAAGGCAATCCATTCGGTGAATTTGGAAATAGTGGAGGTTCTATCTAATGCTTGGTTCATATAATTACAACGGTATAATAAAAAAGACCGTTGTAGGATTCGGTACGTTATTTAATAACATAGAAATCAGACGTGTGTCTGGTTCTAAGACAGAGGTCATGAAAGTACCTCTTGCTTATGGACCAAAGGCAAAGTTCTTAGCACGTTTACGTCAGTTAGGTGACTTAACAACACAGGATCAGGTACAGATTACATTACCTAGAATATCATTTGAGATACAAGGTATTAATTATGATCCTACTAGAAAGGTATCACCAACACAATACATTAGACATTCAACAGGTAGTAAAGAGAACAAAGGATTCATGCCTGTTCCTTACAATATTAATTTTGAGTTAGCAATATTAAGTAAGAACCAAGATGATGCTCTACAAATACTAGAACAGATACTTCCATTCTTCCAACCAAGTTTCAATATTACAATGAATCTTGTACCAGAATTAGGAGAGACAAAAGATTATCCTGTAACACTAACAAGTATTGATTACGGAGACGAGTACGAAGGAGACTACGATACCAGAAGAACGTTAATATATACATTGCAATTCATTGCTAAGACATACATGTACGGTCCAGTAGTTGATAAGTCTGGTGAACTTATTAAGAAAACTATTATCGACTACTCTACTGAGGCAGTTAGAACTGCACCAAGAGAGGTACGTTATGTTGCTACACCTAGATCTCTTGTTGAAAGAGATAACAATGCAGTCACAACTGTATCAGCAGATATAGATGATAATGATGGCATTATAAATGTAACAGACGCATCTGGAATATCATTGAAAGATGACATTCAGATAGATAGTGAGGTAATGCGTGTCACAAAAATTGTTGACAACAAACTATATGTTGCTCGTGCGTTTAATAATTCAACCATAGCAGCACATGTAGCGAGTTCAAATGTATTCATCATAACAAGTGCAGATCATGCATTGTTAGACTCTGATGATGACTTTGGATTCAACGAACTTTATAGTGAGTTTACTGATGGAAAATCAAGAAACCCAACCACAGGAGCAGACGAGTAAGTTTGCTGGTATCGAGGATGCCCTCGATGTCAAGACTGAAATTATGCAGACAGACACTTCTATTAAGAAGGTGGAACCTAGTGCAGATATATCAGATAAACAACAACTTAAAAAAGATTATGAATATACCAGAGGCAACTTGTACACACTAATTGATAAAGGACAAGAAGCAGTAGATGGTATTTTAGAACTTGCACAGGAGTCTGATCAACCAAGAGCATATGAAGTTGCAGGACAACTCATAAAGCATGTTGGTGACGTGGCAGACAAGTTAGTTGATCTACAAAAGAAGGTCAATGAAATAGAAAATCCAGGCAAAGGAAAACAAACAGAAGTCACTAACAATACCATGTTCGTTGGTAGCACTGCTGATCTTGCAAAATTCTTAAAGCAAGAAAAGGATAAATAACATAGTAGGAGAATTTTTACCCAATGTCAGTATTAAATGTAATTGACACCCAAACAGTATCAGGAAGTGGCACAAGCTATATCGTGGTAAAAAGTGGTGTGCTTAGATGCTATGCAGCATCCGCGTCAACGTTAGCGATAGACGGTGGTCCCGCTATAACTTTGGCAGCAGGAGAAGCATTGCTAGTTTCCTGTGGTAAAGTTAAAACCGCAAAGATCGCTGCTGCAACCAACGCTGCTACTATGGTAGTAACAGCAGAAGGTTTCTCAGGTGGTGGTCGTCATACATTCAGTGTTGGTGATTTTGTCCAGACTATTGATGGTGGAGACACA